GCCCAGGCAGACGCAGAAGCCTCCAGCACGCAGTTAAACTTGTTTGCCAGTCAGCAAGCGGCTAGTCAGGTGTTTAAGCAGCGCACCAGCGGCAGCCAGAGAGGCGCTACAAGGGGGTTCTTAGGGTGAAGGAACTGAACACTACCAACTTTAGCGCAGGCACCTCCTTGAGCCTCAGAGGCACCGCAAACGAAGCAGCCAAGAGGACGCGCAAGAGGGCTGCCAAAAGCACGGTGGCTGGAGACAAGATAGACTTGAGGGTGCAGGCTCTTGTGAGCTTGCCGGCGTTTGCTGACCTACTAGAGTTTCAGGGTGGCTGGGGCAACTTTAGTGAGTGCCACACAGAACTGGCGGAGTTCTTGACCAAGCCGCAGTTGGACAAGGAGGCTCAAAACAAGCTTAGGTGGAGCGGCGACGAGAGGGCGGCAGGACTGCGGCGGTTGGTTCTAATGCCACGGGGACACTTGAAAAGCACGATAGGCACCACCCTGTACACTCTCTGGCGCTTGTATCGCAACCCAGAGCTACGTATCTTTGTAGGCTCCAAAGACCAAAAGCTGTCGTTTTCGTTCATTAGAGAAATGCGGCAGTGGCTGGAGAACGAAGAGCTACAAACTAAGGTTTGGAACAACCGACCGCACATTGTAGGCAACTTAATTCCAGCCATAGACAAAAGGAGCAGAGAGCGCAACCGCAACGCTTCTGTAGGCGACGACACCGACGCGGTTGACAGGAAGCTCATTTGGAACAACACAGCCTTGCAAGTGATTCGAGAGGGTCGCTACAAAGAGCCTAGTGTTTTTGCAGGTAGCGTCGGAGCCTCCATCACTGGTCAGCACTACGACCTGGTGATAATGGACGACGTAATAGACTTCAAGAACACAGAGAGCGAAGTCAAGAAGCAAAGGGTGGAGGACTGGATACTAGACATCGAGAGTGTCATAAACCCCTACCAACTGGTTGACCTACCTGGAGGAGTGCTAGGAACCCTGACGGACATTGTAGGCGGTGAGTTTGTTGTTAGTGGCACCAGATACACTGTAGACGACTTCTACGGTCAGGTGTTGGAGCGTGCTGAAGAGATGCAGTATGTCGTCCACAGCCGCAACCTCTACGCGAACGGAGTGGACAACAGTGGTGGCTACTTGTGGAGTGAGCGCTACAACGAGAGAGTAGAGAAGAGCCTACGCGCACGCATAAGTCCTAGGCGCTTTAGTAGTCAGTACTTAAACGCTGTATACGAAAAAGACGTGCATTTGTTCGACTTAGCTGCTTGTAGCTTACTACCGCCCAGAGCCTTTAGTACTCGCGGCGGTCGTTCCTTTGTTGAGTTTGCTGACGGTCGTTTGGAAGAGGTGCAGACAATTGTGTGCATAGACCCTGCCTTTAGCGCTGGAAAAGACGGAGACGACTGCGCCATAGTTGTAGGGTGCAAAAGCAGCGACGGCAAGACTGTAGTGTTAGACGCCGCTTTAGACCGAATGGACGCGGCAGATGTAGTGAGAACCACTCTAGCTTTTTGCAAAAAATACTGCACACTCAGGGTGTTTCACGAAGCCAACGGGGTGGGAATGTTGGTGCCAGAGTTGTTCAAAAGCAAAGATACAGCTGTGGACGGCAAACTTTGTGTAGTCAACAGCCACTACGAGCAACGTCCTAAGGAGGCTAAAATACAAGGGGTGCTAGAGCTTCCTTTTGCTTTAGGGAGCTTAGTGTTCTCACCTGAGGTCTGGGACAACGAGCGCATACACAAACAAATGAAACTGTATCCTGCCGTGCGCCACGACGACTTCTTGGACGCTCTTGTGACGTTGGTTGAGAAAGCGCTCCCACTACGCAACGCCAGACAGCTACGCAACGCCAACAAAGACCTTCGGTGGGAACTGGCGGCAGACAACCTACTAGAACCAACGGCAGCAGCTAAAGACAACAAAACCCTCTTAGGAACCTACAGTGACTACTACCTCTAACGACTTCCAAGGCGAGTACGCAGACGTACTTGCAAACATATATCAGGAGAGAAGCGCTCGCACTCTCCTCAACGCTCGTTGGCAAGACATGTGGAGTCTCTACCGCACCGAGCCTCTCAAGCTCCGCTCCGACGAAGGCTGGCAAAGTAAGCTAAACGACGGACGAGTTTTCGAAATTATAGAAACTGTAGCAAGTTACATTAGAGACGCTCTGTTCTTTAGCGACAACTGGGTAACTCTGGAAGCCAACGAGCCAGACCTTGGTGAGGTTGTGCCTCTGGCAAGCGCCTACTTTCGCACAGCCCTAAACAAAAGTAACTTGCGCCGAGAGTTCCGAGTGTTTGTGCGACAACTTCTGTTGCTGGGCTTTAGCGGCATGACTCTTGACTACGTAGACGGACAGTTGGTGTTCACCACCCTAAGCGCCAACGATTTGTATGTAGAGAGCAACAGACGCATAGACGACAAAAGCTACGTCTTTCGGGACGTTTGGCTAAACTACGCCACTTACCTCTCCTACGTAGAGAGTGGTCTTTTGGAAGTGCCCGACGATTGCACAGAGGAAGAATTCTGGGACAAGTACAAAAGCACCTACATAGACAAAGAGCATGTGGTGCGCTCTAGCGACTTAGGCGACATTTGGAACGAAACTCTACGCTTGGTTGAGTACTGGTGTCCTGAAGAAAAGAAAGTGCTACGGTTTGTGGACGTGCATCTGGTCAGCGAAGACGAAAGCAAGAAGTGTCCGTGGCACGTGCTGGTGCTGTACGAAACTCCAGACAACTCCTACGGACTGTCGCTAATGGACAGCAGCATAGGGCTAATCCTGGAAAACAACTGCATAATGAACCGCCGCTTAGACAACATGGCTGTTAGTGTAGACAACATGTGGATGTTCGTAGACGACGGTGTAACTAACCCAGACGACATAAAGAGTGAACCCGGCAAGGTCATAACAGTCGCTAGACCCGACGTGCTAACGCCTTTGTACCCACCTCCCAACAACTTCCAAGTGACCTACCAAGAGGCTGCCGTCATCGACCAAAAGATTGACCGCAACACAGGCACAGGCGCTCTCATCAGTAGTGGTCAATACAGAAGCGGCGAGCGAGTAACTGCCACAGAGGTAAACTCAGTTAAAGACGCTGGTGGCAACAAGCTAACAGACGTGTACGAACACATTGAAACCTCTTTTGTAGTGCCCCTTTTGGAATGTGCCTTAGAGTGCGTTCGCAAGCATGTCCGTAAAAGTGTGGTTAAGCTAGCAAGCGACCGACCTGGCGTATACGACTACTTCCAGCTTTTGCCTGAAGACTTTAGCCACTCCTACAGCGTGTACCTGAGTGCCAGCCAGAGCATCATCAACCGAGACCGCAACATTAGACGCCTACAAGAATTCATGGCTCTTGTGGCTAGCGTGCCGCAGTTTGCAGAGCTTGTGGACTACGCCAACTTATACGACGACCTTCTACGCAAGTTTGGTTTCGACGACCCAGAGCGTTACCGCAAACAAGCGGAACAAGAGAGTGCCCCACAACCAACGAGCGTCACTGGTGCCCTTGCGGCAGGTATGCAAGAGATAGCAGGTGCGCCAGGAGCCAACGCCGTCTCAGGCATGGCTGCTTCAGGACAACTGTCGCAGCTAATGAACTCCCTCAGCCAAGGTAGTCCAGCAGGAGCAGAACTACCGCCAGAGGTGCAGCAACAACAACAGTTAGCCCTTAACCAACCCCTTTAGGAGACTACAACGTGAGTTTACTTTCGCCCGACAACACTCCCTCACCACAAGCAGACGCCGCCTTAACAGCAGCACTTTCTGCGTTTGACACACCTGAAACTGTAGTAGAAGCTTCCAACGTTCTCAAAGCAAACGCTGCCGCACAAGCCGCCGCTGACTTGCCCGAAGAAACAGAAGTCAATTTAGAAGATGTAGGAGAGCCAGAGGACGCAGAAGAAGAAGCAGCCGAAGACGACAGCCCCTTTGCAGTAGAGTTTGAACAAGAGTTTGGCATGAAACCCAGCGAAGCTGTAGCACTTGTGCAAGAGCTTCAGGGTTTTAGACAAGAGCTTTCCCTAATGCGAGAGTGGCAAGTGCAGCCTACCGAGTACGACGCTCGCATGGTGCAAATAAAAGACTTCTACGGCACCTTGCCAGAAGGCGAGCGAGACAAGTTCAACAGCGTGGAGGGAGCGAAAGCCATCTGGAACCACCTTCTTAAGCAAGGTCAAGCGACTACCCCAAAACAAAGCACTCGTAGAGCTACACGAAGCGTGCGGCAGGCTACCGCTCAGGCACCAAAGCAGGAGTTAATCAAGCGCTCCGATATCCTTAAGATGGATGAGCAAACGTACATGCAGCAGTTGCCAGCGATAACAAAAGCCTTCCGTGAGGGCAGAGTTGTAGACTAAACAGCAAGGGCGGCTTTCGCCCA